CCGGCCCGGTTCAACGACCAGCAGCAGAAGGCCTGGCTGGAGCTGACGACCTACGCGCCCACAGGCGTGCTGGCCGGCGCTGACCGGCTGACGATCGAGGTCGGCGCCTGCCTGCTGGCGCAGTTCCGGACGGACGGCGACGACTTTCCGGCCAACAAGATCGGCCACCTGATCGGGATCCTCGCCCGCCTGGGCATGTCGCCCGCCGACCGTCAGAAGCTCGGCACCGAGAAAGCTCCAGAGGGGAACCCGTTCGACCAGTTCAACTGAGCCATGACCCCGACCCAATCCGCCATCGCCTACGCGAAACAGGTCGTGGCGGGGAAGATTCCGGCCGGGCTGTATGTCCGGCTGGCATGCAAGCGCTTCTTGGACGACTTGGCCCGCAAGGGGTTCGCCTACCGCTACGACGCGGACAAGGCCGACCGGGCGGTCAAGTTCATGCAGCTGATGCCCCACACGAAGGGCAAGTGGGCGGCCAAGCGCCAGACGCTGGTGCTGGAGCCGTGGCAGTGCTTCATCGAGTGCAACATCTTCGGGTGGGTGCACAAGAAGACCGACCTGCGCCGGTTCCGCCTGGTCTACGAGGAGGAGCCCCGGAAGAATGGCAAGTCGCTGAGGCTTGCTGCCCGGGGGCTGTACCTGTTCGCCGCGGACGGTGAGGCGGGCGCCGAGGTCTACTCGGGCGCGACCACCGAGAAGCAGGCCCACGAGGTCTATCGGCCAGCGTGGCAGATGGCGCAGAAGCTGCCGGCGCTGCGCGAGCGGTTCGGCATCGAGCAGTCTGGCAACCCGAAGAACCCGGGGCCGATGTTCGTCATGGACGATATGTCGAAGTTCGAGACGTTGATCGGCAAGCCCGGCGACGGCTCCAGCCCGCACGCCGCGCTGGTGGATGAGTACCACGAGCACGACACGGACCAGATGGTCGACGCGATGCAGACCGGCATGGGCGCCCGCGAGCAGCCGCTTCTGTCGATCATCACGACGGCCGGCTCGAACCTGGGCGGCCCCTGCTACGAGATGCGCCGGGACGTGATCCGGGTGCTCGAGGGGCAGGTCACCGACGAGACGCTATTCGGGGTGATCTACGGCTGCGACGAGGGCGATGCCTGGGACGACCCGGCGAGCCTGATCAAGGCGAACCCGAATTACGGGATCTCGGTCTTCCCCGACTTCCTGCTCGCGCAGCTGGCCCAGGCCAAGCGGTCAGCGAGCAAGCAGAACGCCTTCCGCACCAAGCACCTGAACCAGTGGGTGGGCGCGCGCACGGCATGGATGAACATGCTGGCGTGGCAGCGGCAGAAGCGGTCTTTCGAGATCAGCGACTTCGACGGCTGCCCGTGCTGGGTGGGCGTCGACCTGGCCAGCAAGCTCGACGTGACGGCCGTGGTCCTGCTCTTCGAGAAGGCCGGCAGCTACTACTGCATCCCCCGGTTCTACGTTCCGGAGGACGCGCTGCAGGACAACGACAAATACCGGGAGTTCGTCGCCGGCGGTCACATGATCGCCACGCCGGGCTCCATGACCGACTACGGCTTCCTCGAGGAGGAGCTGAAGGAGGTCGCCGCGGCGGCTGATCTACAGGACGCCGCCTTCGATCCAACGCAAGCCGCCTACGTGATGACGCGCCTGGATCAGTCGGGCGTGAACGTCGTGGAGTTTCCGCAGAACGTGAAGAACATGAGCGAGCCGATGAAAGAGGTGGAAGCGCTGACGCTGTCGCGCCGCCTCTGGCAGGACGGCAATCCCGCCATGACCTGGATGATGGGGAACGTGGTGGCCAGACTCGACGCGAAAGAGCACATCTACCCGCGCAAGGAATCGCCGGGCGACAAGATCGACGGGCCGGTTGCCCTGATCATGGCGATGGGCCGGGCGATGCTCAAGCAGGAGTCCGGCGACCTCGCCGGCTTCCTCTCCAACCCGGTGAGGGGCTGACCGATGGGCTTCTGGCGCGCGTTCGCCCGCTGGGTATCCGGCGGCCTCCGCCGATACGCTGGCCTGCAGTACGCCGGCCCCGGCGGGTCGTCGGAGACCTCCCAGGCCAAGCCCGTCGACTTTGACTCGGCGATGCAGCTGTCGGTGGTCTGGGCCTGCGTGAAGCTGCTGGCCGAGACGGTCGCCTCGCTACCCCTGGGGATCTACAGCAAGAATGGGTTGAACCGAACGGCCAACCTGCAGCACCCGCTGGCCATCCTGTTCGCCGGCAAGGTGAACCGATACCAGAACCGCATCGAGTTCTTCGAGACGGTGATCCTGAACCTGGTCCTGCACGGCAACGCCTACTGCCTGATTGAGCGCCGCGGCGGGATGATCGTCAGCCTTCTGCCGCTGATGGCTTCGCAGATGGAGGTTCGCCTACTGGCGGATGGGTCGGTGGTCTACACCTACACCCAGGACTCCGGCATCGACGTGATCGCGGCCGAGCGCATCTGGCACATCAAGGGCATGGGCAACGGCATCGTCGGCCTGTCCGCGCTGGACTACCAGCGGCGGAGCCTGGGGATCGCCATCGGCGCCGAGGAGGCCACGGCCAAGGTCTACGCCGACGGCGGCAAGCGCTCGGGCGTGCTGATGCTCGACAAGCTGCTGACGCCCGAGCAGCGCGATCTGGTCCGGGCCAACTTCAACGGGCTGGTCGAGGGCGGCCAGCGCCTGATGGTGCTCGAGGCTGGCGCCAAGTTCGAGGCGGTGGCGATGTCGCCGCAGGACATCGAGCTGCTGTCGTCGCGCAAGTTCAACATTGAGGATATGTCGCGCTGGTTCGGCGTGCCGGCCGTGATGATCAACGACACCAGCGGCTCGACCGTCTGGGGCTCGGGCATCTCCGAGATCGTGCGCGGCTTCTACAAGCTGACCCTGCGGCCGATCCTCGAGAAGGTCGAGCTGTCGATGGTCACGAACCTGGTGCCGGCCGCCGAGCGCGCCGGCATCGAGGTCGAGTTCGACTTCGAGGGGCTGCTGCGCACTGACCAGAAGTCCCGGTTCGACGGCTACCGCGTCGGCATCCAGGGCGGCATCGCCACCCCGAACGAGTGCCGCCGGTGGGAGGGCCTGGCCCCGATGCCGGGCGGCGACCAGCTCTACATGCAGGGCGCGACCCTGCCGATCGACAAGCTCGGGCAGACGCCCGCGGCCACCACGCCGGCCCCGGAGCCGCAGGAGTGAACATGGAACGCAAGCTGCTGAGCCTGGACCTGATCGAGGTCAAGCTGGCCGACGACAAGCCGGGAACCTTCGAGGGCTACGCCTCGATGTTCGGCGGGGTGGACAGCTACGGCGACACCATCCTGCCCGGCGCCTACAAGAAAACCCTGCGCAAGCGCGACCGGCCGATCCGGATGCGCTGGAACCACTGGGGTCCGGTGATCGGCAAGTGGCTGGACATCGCCGAGGACGAGAAGGGCCTGAAGGTGACCGGCGAGCTGACCCCGGGCCATTCGGTCGCCGCGGACGTCTACGCCTCGCTCAAGCACGGCGCGATCGACGGCATGAGCATCGGCTACCGGCCGGTGCAGATCCGCGACCTGGGCGACGGCCGGCGCGAGCTGAAGGAAATCGAGCTGGTCGAGATCAGCGTCGTCGAGGAGCCGGCCGATCTGGCCGCCCGCGTCGGCGACATCAAGTCGGTGCTGGACGGAATGACCGGCCTGAAGGACATCGAAGCGTGGCTGCGTGAGGCGCATCGCTTCGATCGGGACGACGTGCGTGCGCTGGTGCACGCCATCAAGTCCCTGGCCCGCCGTGAGGGCGTGGACGAACGGAACACCAGCAATCAGACCGTGCTCGCCTCGCTGGCGCTGCACACCCACGCTCTCAAGATGAGGAAGTAATCATGGACATCGAACTGAAGGGTGCGCTCGACGCGCACATGAGCGCCGTCGAGGCGGCCGTCACCAAGTATGAAGGCCAGGTCAAGGAAGCCGGCAAGGCCTCCGACGAAGCCAAGCAGGCCGTGCAGGTCCTGTCCGAGGAGTTCAAGGCGAAGATCGCCGAAGTGAACGCCACCCTGATCGACATCGCCCAGAAGTCGACCCAGGCCCCGGCCGCCAGCCAGAAGTCGCTGACCCCGGGCGAGGAGTTCGTCCGCAGCGACGAGTTCAAGCAGTTCGCGGCCGGCGGCGGCAAGTCGTCCCGCGTGCGCCTCGAGGTGAAGAACACCGTGCTGGCCGACAACACCACCACGACCTGGTTCGACCAGCGTCCGGGCGTCGTCCCGGGTGCGTTCCTGCCGCTGAACGTCTACCGTTCGCTGCCGCAGAACCAGACCGCGACCGACACCGTCGTGCTGATGCGCGAGGCCAGCTTCACCAACAACGCCCGCGGCCAGACCGAAGGCCAGGAGAAGGCGCAGTCGGCCATCACCTTCAACAAGTACAACGTGCCGATCGAGACCATCGCGCACTGGCTGAAGGTGTCGAAGCAGCTGCTGGCCGATGCGCCGGCGGTGGTGTCCTACATCGAGAACCGCCTGCGCTTCGGCGTCGAGGCCAAGGTCGACGACCAGCTGATGAACGGCAACGGCACCTCGCCCGAGCTGATGGGCCTGCTGGACTCGGGCAACTACACCGTCTACACCCCGACCAGCGGCGACAACCTGATCCAGGCCATCAACCGGGCGAAGTACCAGCTCTGGGCCATCGGCTACATCGCCGACACGGTCTACGTGAACCCGTCCGACTGGGGCGCCCAGGAGATCGAGCGCGAGGACGGCGCGACCGGCCAGTACCTCTACGGTGCCCCGGGCCTGCAGGCGGGCCTCAACCCGTTCGGCCTGCGCGTGGTGATCACCCCGCGCATCACCGCCGGCAGCTTCCTGGTCGGCCAGACCGCCGTCGCCTGCGGCGTCTGGAACCGCTCGGGCGCGACCATCGAGATGGGCTACGAGGACAACGACTTCACCTCGAACCTGGTCACGGTCCTCGCCGAGGTCCGTCTGGGCCTGGGCGTCGAAGTCCCGGCCGCGATGCTCGGCGGCGAGTTCACCGCCTGACCAACCTGACGGGGCCGGCCTTCGGGCTGGCCCCGTTCTTTCGGGAGTCACCATGCACATCATGCCCATCAAGGGCTTTCCCCACGGGCGTCTAGGCTTTCTGGCCAAGGGTTCGGTCGTGGAAGTCCCCGACGATGAAGGCGCGCGCCTGATCCGGATGGGGCACGCGAACCCGGCGGCGGCGCCGATCTACGCGACCAAGGTCGTGCAGCAGCAGCCGACGGTCGGCGAGCTCCCTGGTATGGCCGATGGCGCGGAGCAACCGTCGTCTGCATCGCCAGCGGCCCAAGCCTCACCGCAGACGACGTCGAAGCAGTCCGCCAGTGGCGGCAAGAAGAAGGGCCGGAAGGCCAGCGGCGAGTAGTCGTCGCCAACACGAGCTTTCGGATCGCGCCGTGGGCTGATGCCCTGTTTGCGATGGACAAGCTCTGGTGGGACACGCACATCGCGGAGGTGCGCCGGGACTTCCGGGGCGACCTCTGCACGACATCGAACCAGGTCAGGGGTCACGGCTTGGTGCCGATGGGGACGTACAAGCGCGGCTGGGAGCCCTACGGCAACAGCGGCGCCGGCGCGGTATCGCTGGCCGGGCTGGCCGGCGCCCGCCGGGTGCTGATGCTGGGCTACGACTGCGCCAAGACGGGCGGCAAGGCCCACTGGCACGGCGACCACCCGAAGGGGCTGGGCAACGCCGGCAGCATCGCCAAGTGGCCCCAACAGTTCGCCCGGCTCAAGGTCGGCATGGCCGGGGTCGAGATCATCAACTGCTCGAGGGAAACGGCACTGGCCATGTTCCCTCGGGTTCCGCTGCAAGACGCGCTAGGAGCGTAGGAAATGGCACAGAGTACGATTCTGGCGGCTGGCAACACGGCGGCCTCGTCCACCGACGTCGTCGTCGCCGCAGGCGATACCGTCACCGTCGGCATCTTCGCGGCTGCCGGCGGCTCGCTGCCCGCTTCGGTGGCTTTCCGGGTCGAGATCGACACCCCGGGCACCAATGCCTTCGTGAACAAGCTGACGCAGACCAACCGCGTGACCGTGATCGCCGGTCCGTGCACGGCCCGCGTGCGTCGGCCGGCCTACACCGGCACCGCGTTCGGCGTGTTCCTGGAGAACTGATGCGCCTTCCCCCTGACACCGTTCGGGGCCGTATCCGCGGCTTCATCGAGCGCCACGCCGACAAGCTCGGCGACGACG